TGCGCTGACTGACTATTCTCAACTGATTGGCAAGTTTGTCAATGATGCCAAGCGTCAGGTTGAGAACGCATTTAACTGGAATGCGTTGCGTCAGACGATTTCGATCAACACTGTTGCTGGAACGAGCAACTACACGCTAACAGGTGCTGGACAGAACTTCCGTGTTGAGGATGTCTTCAATACGACTTCTTGTGTGACTATGGCTAACCTAGATGGCAATACGATGTATCGCTATCTAAACTTTGGCACATTGCCTCAGTCAAGTCCAACTCACTATGCTTTCAGTGGCGTGTCTGGTGGAAATGCAAAGGTTGATATTTGGCCTGTTCCTGATGGCGTTTATGCGCTGAAATTCAATCTTTTTGTGCCTACTGCTGACCTGAGTAGTGATAGTGACACTCTGACTGTTGCAGAGCCTGTCATTATCCAGTTGGCTTATGCAAGAGGGTTGGTTGAGCGTGGTGAAGATGGTGGTTTGTCCAGTTCTGAGGCTTATGCTTTGGGTCGAGCGATGTTGTCTGACTTCATTGCTATGGAAGGGACAAACTCTATTGAAAACCAACTGTTTGTGGCGGTCTAAATGGCTGAAGGTCTGTCAATTGCCAGCATCTCTGCACCAGGCTTCTATGGCCTGAATACGCAGGATTCTCCGCTTGATTTGGCGGCTGGCTTTGCTTTGACTGCTACCAACTGCATCATTGATCGTTATGGACGGATTGGCTCACGAAAGGGATGGACTAAGGTCAACTCTTCCTCTGGCAACCTTGGTTCCAACGATGTTGGCGTGTTGCATGAGTTGGTTCAGTCTGATGGCACGATCACTGTCTTGTTTGCTGGCAACAACAAGTTGTTCAAACTGGATGGGTCGAATGCTGTTGTTGAGTTGACCTATGGGGGGGGAGGGGTAACACCTACCATCACTGCAAGCAACTGGGCTTGTGCCTCTCTCAATGGCATCACCTACTTCTTCCAGACTGGGCATGATCCTCTTATTTATGATCCCGCTGTTAGCACGACTACTTATAGACGTGTTAGCGAGAAGTCAGGATATGTTGGGACTGTTCCTTCTGGAGACACTGTTATCTCTGCTTATGGTCGTTTGTGGGTGGCTAATACTGCAACGAACAAGACGACTGTTTACTTCTCTGATTTGTTGTCAGGCCATGTATGGTCTGGAGGAACATCTGGTAGTTTGAATGTGGATCGTGTGTGGGCTAATGGCGCTGATGAAGTGCAAGGATTGGCTGCTCATAACGACTTCTTGTTCATCTTTGGTAAGCGTCAAATTCTTGTTTATCAGAATGCGACTACTCCTGCTGACTTGGCTTTGCAAGATACGATTGGCGGCATTGGCTTGCTTGCCCGTGACACTATTCAGACGACCAGTTCTGATGTGATTTTCCTGTCAAACAGTGGTGTTCGCTCGTTGATGAGGACGATTCAGGAGAAGTCTGCGCCTGAGCGTGACTTGTCTAAGAATGTGCGTAACGACTTGATGCAGATTGTGGCTGGCGAGACTTATTCCAGCATCAAGTCTGTTTACAGTGAACGTGAGGGCTTCTATCTGCTGACCTTGCCAAGCACTGACTCTGTTTACTGCTTTGACATGAAGGCATCTTTGCCTGATGGCTCGTTGAGAGTGACTGTTTGGGACAGTATTCAACCGACTTGTTTCTTGTCTCGCAGAAATGGTCAGGTCTACATTGGCAAGACTGGTTACATTGGTCTGTATGGTGGCTATTTAGACGATACGGCATCGTATCGGATGATGTACTACACGAACCATGCTGATCTTGGTGATCAGGCAGTGACCAGCATTGTGAAGAAGATTCGTGCTGTGTTCATTGGTGGTTCTAACCAATATGTGACGTTCAAGTGGGGATACGACTTTAACGAGAACTACTTGTCTGAGAACGTACAGATTCCCACCCAAGGTGAGTCTGAATATGGCATTGCAGAGTATGGTGCAAACGGCTCACCTGTTGCTGAATACTCTGATGGCATTTCGTTGCAGACATTGAATGTCAATGCTTCTGGTGCTGGGAAGATTGTGCAAACTGGGTATGAGACTGACATCAATGGTGCATCTCTATCTGTTCAGAAAATTGAAATCCTGTTTAAGAATGGGAAGGCAACTTAACCATGAGTAACTACACAAAATCCACTAATTTCGCAGCTAAAGATGCACTTGCTTCTGGCAATGCGTCTAAGATTGTCAAGGGCACTGAGATTGACACTGAGTTCAACAACATTGCCACTGCTATTGCGACAAAAGCTGACTTGAACTCGCCCACATTAGTCACTCCAGCATTGGGAACACCAAGTTCTGGTACTTTGACTAACTGCACTGGTTTGCCTGTTAGCACTGGTGTTTCTGGTCTTGGAACTGGTGTTGCAACGGCTTTGGCAGTCAATGTCGGCTCCGCTGGTGCTCCTATTGTCAATGGTGGCGCTCTTGGCACTCCTAGTTCTGGCACTCTGACTAACGCCACAGGTCTACCTTTGACCACTGGTGTTACTGGAACTCTTCCTGCTGCAAATGGTGGCACTGGTTTGACCAGTCCTGGAAGTAGCGGTAATGTGCTTACAAGTAATGGTAGTGCTTGGGTGTCTTC